TGGCTAGACTGCATGGCTGGTGACGCCAAGGCTTGGAAGGAAATGAAGAAGTACCAGATTCAAGATGTGAATCTACTGGTAGACCTTTATGACCTATTGCTGCCTTGGTTTGTAACTGGCGGTAGAGTGTCAAGCAAGGAGAAGCAGGCTATACAAGAAGCTGACGGCGTGGTATAATAATATAATGGAAACACAAAACAAATCTACGCTAGAGATGGTAAACGGTCTCGCTGAGATAGCTGACTTCATGAACGATGAAGAGCTAACAGAGGCACTTACCTTCATAGCTAAATTAATTATTAAACCAGACATTCCGCTACAGGTAGCTACCGTAGAAATCGTTAGACTGCAAGCAATCGCTGCTAAGATGGCATTCAAGGCTACTTGGATGGTAAATGTCGAAAAGGGAAATAGAGAGAAGAAGAACATTTACTTTACTGCACACGAGGCTATTTCAGATCTTGTGTCTGCTCTAAAGTACATCGTTCGATAAACTATTATGGCAAAGAATTTATTGCAGCAGGTAATGCTTAAGAAGATTGAGACAAAGGCTAAAGAGTCTTTTCTAAATAACCAGGAGCTAATCGACAAGATTCAGTCTGGGTATATTGCAAAGCGTGTAGACAAGTTCGCACAGAAGAAAACTTTCGCACCTAGCACAATCGCATATTCGCATGGAGAGTGTCCACGATACTGGTACCTAGCCTTTGAAGGTGCTGTCTTCACAGACAACGCTGACGCTTACGGCGGTGCCAACATGACTAATGGTACCAAGTCTCACGAGCGTATTCAGCAGGCTATGGGTGACGCTGGAATTCTGATTGACTCAGAGTTCAAGGTAACCTACAGCGACCCTCCTATCTTTGGTTACGGCGACGTAATTCTAGACTGGGCAGGGGAAAACTTGCTAGGCGAAATTAAGACAATGCCACACGAGGCTTTCGAGTATCGTAAGGCTGCAGGTAAGGCAAAGACTGGTCACCTTATCCAGTTGCTTATCTATATGAAGATTCTAAACAAGACTAGAGCTGTCTTGATTTATGAAAACAAAAACAATCATGACCTACTGATAATCCCAGTAGAGATTAATGATTACTATGTACGGTGGGTAAACCAGACATTTGATTGGATGAAGTCTGTGAGGAAGGCTTGGGAAGAGAAAACTCTACCAAGCAAGAACTACAGGTCTAACTCAAAGATTTGCAAGACATGTCCTCTTCGGGCAACTTGTGACTCTGCTGGCGAGGGACAGATTAAGATTAAGTCCCTGGAGCCGTTAGATGAAACACAAGCACTGTGAATGGTGTGACAACCAATTTCAACCAGCAGTATCTTACCAGATATACTGCTCTGCGGAATGCAGACAGCTAGCCACTAGAGAAAAGATAGCTGACAAGTACAACCAGATTAGACGTAATAGACGAGTGGGGAAGCTTCGCCAATGTAAAAGTTGCGGAGCCAACCTCTCTGTCTATAACGATGATCAGATATGCAATACCTGTTCTGTAAACCCAGCAGAAGTCAGCAAAGCACTGAGAGAAATCAAGGGCATCGCTAATGGTAAATCTGAGTAAGTTCTCTAATCAGCCTAATACTATTATGGCAATAGACGCTAGCACTAATAGCCTAGCCTTCTCTATCTTTAGAGACCACCAATTGATCTCCTACGGCAAGATAAACTTTTCTGGTAACAGTGCTTATGAAAAGCTTATAGATGCCTGTAGAAAGGTCCTAGGACTATTCCAGGCATATCAAGACCTTTCAGTAGAGGCAATTGTGATCGAGCACACAGTGTTTATCAACAGTCCAAAGACAGCAGCGGACCTGGCTCTAGTCCAGGGAAGCCTTCTAGGGGCAGCTGGAGTTTCTGGGGTAAAGCAAGTAAGGTCTGTAGCACCTATTACTTGGCAAAACTTTATTGGTAACAAGAAGCTAACCAAGGAAGAGCAGCTATCTATTAGAAAGCAGTTGCCAGGCAAGTCAGACTCCTGGTATAAGTCCTATGAGAGACAGCTCAGAAAAGAAAAGACTATTCATTTTATTGACGTTCAGTACGACGTAGTTATTGATGACAACGACGTGTCAGATGCTATTGCCATCGGTCACTACGCTATTAATAACTGGGAAAGGTTGACAAAGTAAATCATGGCTGCTAAACTATATACATCAGAGGCATGGCTCAAGAAGCGTTACCACTTTGACAAGAAGACTCCAGAGGAGATTGCCAAAGAGTGTGGTACCAGCGTTGAGACCATCTACGTTTACTTAGCTAAGTTTGGGCTAAGAAAGTCAAGGAGATAACATGGCACGTAAGCCAAAGTATCAGGAACCAGATATTGCCAAGAAGTTCGTAAGAGAGTCTAGCCTATTGCTAGATGGCTTCCAGATTAACCACGGAGAAACTATCAAGATCCGTGGAGAGTTCGGTGCAAAGTTTAAGTTCCAGTATCTTGTGACTAATACAGACACAGGGGCGCAGTGGATCGACTGCTTCGAAATCATTGGTGGCGTTGCCTCAGTGTTTAGGTCTTTCAAGATAGACCGTATTAAGAGAGTCCCAAAGAGGGGAAAGAGAGCCAAGCGTGTCGTTTGAAGACTTAACAGTAGAACACCTTGATGCAGTAAACAAGGTTGTTGAAAAGTATCTAGCAGGTGCAGAGCCTACTCAGATTTCCAAAGAGCTTGCACTTCCAAGACAAAAGGTAGTCGCCTACATTGACGAATGGCGTTCGATGGCTGCAGACAATGCTGCTATCCGTGCTCGTGCCAAGGAAGCCCTCGTAGGTGCAGACACACACTATTCTAAACTAATTAGTAAAGCATATGAAGTAATCGATGAAGCAACGACTGTTGCTAACCTTGGTGCAAAGACCGCAGGTATTAAGTTGGTCATGGACCTTGAGAAGACTCGCATCGATATGCTACAGAAGGCAGGTCTACTTGAGAACAAGGAACTTGCAGAAGAGATGATCGCCATTGAGAACCGCCAGGAGATTCTGGTGGGTATCCTAAAGGATATCGCTGCAGAGCACCCAGAGGTACGAGACAAGATTATGCGTAGATTGTCTGATGCATCTAAGGATAAAGAAGTAATTACCGTGGTGGTCAGCAACGATGTTTGATGATTTCTTAGAAGCACTTAAGTCCGATAACTTTGCAGAGCGTCCAGTGGATGCTAAAACATTTGTTGAGGGCGAAGCGTATCTTAATCAGCCACCACTGTCTCAGGTACAGTATGACATCGTTGAGGCTATGTCTCAAATCTACAAACTTGAAGACCTTATCGACCTAATGGGGGAGACTGAGGGCACACGTTATTACAAGAAGTATACAAAAAACGAAGTTATCCTACAATTGGGCAAGGGTTCTGGTAAGGACTTCACCTCTACAGTTGCTTGTTCTTACATCGTATACAAACTTCTTTGTCTCAAAGATCCTGCTCGCTATTTTGGTAAGCCAT